GGATGGCAGACTGCTCTGGCACCGCCTGCACGGCCGCCTGGACGATTGGCTGCTCAGGGACGGCCTGAACGGCCGCAGGAGCCGCCGCAGCAGGCTGGGCAGGCATCGGCTCAAGCGTCGGCTCAATTCGCGCGCCAGGGGCCGCAGGACGCGCCGCTGGGGCTGCTGCTGCCGGTGCTGCTGGCGCAGACGCACGGCCTGTGACGCGCTGCACGGTGCGCTTGACGGCAGGGACAGCCGCTTGCACGCCGCGCTGCACCACCTGGCCAGCCCCACCGGCTGCGCCAGCCGTGACCACCTCGCCAGTGTCGAAGCGGCCGCCAGTTCCTGCCTGTGTGGCCTCGATCACAGCCTGAGTGCCAGCGCCAGCGGCCACGGCACCAGGAATTGTGGTGGCACGCCCGGCAGGGGTGAATGCCAGCAGGCCGCCAATGACGCGTGGAATGTCGCCAACGGACAGGCCAGGAGGAATGGCGTACTCGCGCTGGTCAACGGATGATCGGATGATGAAGTTGCCCTTGGCGTCCTGGCGAACCTGCGCGCCAGGGAAGTTGGCCTGCAGAATCTGGACCGTCTCCTGCGGGTTGGACAGCAGCGTGCCCAGAGCCGTCTTGAGGGACGCCACGCTCATCTGGTTGAGTTCCGGCATCGAGGTCCACTCGGGCAATGTCTGGGTCTCGGTGGTCGCGCGCCGCGATCCGGTGACCATCTCGCCCAAGGACTCGAAAAACCCCATCTTGGGAGGTTCTGCCGGTGCAGCCTGGCCGCCAAACTGCGTGGCCATGGCAGCGTAGTCGACCACCTGCGCAGGCTGCGTCTGTGGCGTCACAGGCAGAGGCTGCTGCACTGCTGCAGGAGTTCTTGGCGTGACAGGCAGCGGTGCTGGCGCAGGGGCTGCTGCCGGAGCAGGCGCAGGGGCTGGAGCCGGGCCTGCCACCGTGCCGCCGAACTGTCGTGCGAGTGCTTCGTAGTCGGTTGCCATCAGCGGATTCCTGCTGCTTTCTTGAAGTCGTCAGCCGCTTGCTGCGACGGGAAGGTCAGCACCTGGCCGTTGGGGGCCGTCACCGACACAGGCGCGCCAGGCTGGCGTGGTGCCTCTGGTGCCGTTGGCGCAACTTCGGTCGGTGTGTAGAAGATGTTTGCCGTGTTCAGACCGTAGCCTTTTGCGATTCGCTCGATGCCGGTGCGCACGGTGGCTTCTTGGGTCTGGGCCTGCTTGTACAGGCCTTCGGCCTGCTTGCCGAACATCTTGCGCTGGTCGGGATTCAGGCGCTCACCTTTCACCAGGTTGTTGTACAGGTTCTGGATGCGCTCAGGCACGCCGGTGGCGTTCTGTGCCGTTGCAAACTCGCCCTCGCGCACCACAGAGCCGGGGTCCAGCATCTTCATGTAGTTGAAGATCAGAGCCAGGTCGCCAGCGGCCGTCTCTTGCGAAGCAAGCACGCGGCCGTAGGCCGACTTGACTTCCTGGTAGCCCTTAGTCTGGTCGCTGTATTCCTTGCGGAACTTGCCCTCGGCCTCGGGTCGCTTTTCCACCGGGATGATGCCCGCAGCCATCTGGTCTGCCTCTGCGCGCGCACGCTGTGCCTCTGCGCCGGACTTGGCAGCAGCAGCATCAGATGCACGACGCGCCGCTTTCGCCTGCTCGATCTGTGACTGTGTGAGATTGATCTCCAGACCGAACTTCTGCGGTGCGAACTTTGCTTCAGCTTCTTTGATGATGGCGTCAGCAGTTTCTTTGCGCAGCGTGAACGGCTGCAGTTGTGCAGCGCGACGATCAGTCTCCAGCTTCACAGCGCCTTCGATGACCTTGTCGCCGCCGGGCATCTGCGAGATGGTGAAGCCGAAGTAATCCTCGGTGGCCTTCGGGTTTTCTTTGGCCACATCGCGCCAGGTCTCCAAAAACTTCGCGCCCTCTTCGTCGCCACTGTTGCGCTTGGCTTCGATCTGGCGCTCAATCAGGCCGATGGCAATCTCAGGCTTTCCAGCTTTGAAGGCTGAAAACACCTGGCCAGCTTGGCCAAGTGCATTCTGCTGTTGGTCAGCGTTGATCATGCTGAAACTCTCGCGCACGGCCTTGGCCTGCGTCTCAGGCAGCATCATTGCCAGATCGGCATAGTCCTTGGCAGTTGCGCCGGGCTGGCGCAGACGCTGGAATGCTTGCGAAATCAGCTTCTGCTGCTCTGCCTGGCGCTGGGCTTGCTCCTGCGCCATGCGGGTTTCTGTGATGGCCGTGCCAGTTTTGAACGCCGACAGGAAAGCCTGCGACGGATCAGGAATGTCAACGCCGTAGTTGATTGGGCCGGATGGTAGTTGAAGTGCCATCAGAATTTACCTCCCAGGCCAGAGAAGATGCCCAGGCCGCCAGAGATGGCTGCGGGAATGGATGCGAACGCACGGCCTTGGGCCATCTGTGCGCCAGCTTGTGCAGCGCCTTGCTGGGCCAGAAGGCTGGCGATGTTTGCGCCGCTTTCCTGCGCAGCAGCGCCGGTGCCAGCAGCCGATGCTTGGCCAAGACGCGCTAGGTTCGAAGTGGTTTCTTGACCGAGTGCAGTCAGGCCGCCAAGACGGCTGTACTGTTGGCCGATCAACTCGGACAGCACCTGCGGACGGAACTGTGCCAGGGCCGCTTGGATATTGCCGCCACGCAGCCCACCAGTGGCCGATGCCTGCTGCAGCAGTGCGTTCTCGCCTTGCTGGACCAGCGCCTGCATCTGCGGACCGGCCGCCAGATCGGCAATGGCCTTGCGCTGTGCTTCGGGGCCAGCCAGACCAAGCAATGCCTGCTGGGCCTGCAGGGCAGGTGCGCCAGCCTGTGCGAACGGTTCCAGCCCTTCAATCGCGCCGGTACCGGCTTCGACGTAAGGCTTGAGCAGTTCTTGGACCTTGTCGAACTGGCGACGCTGTTCAGCGATGCCAGCCTCGGATGCTTGGGTTTGTGCTGCAGCCGCGTCACCGGCTGCGTCGGCCTGTGCCAGGCCAGATACGAGCGTTGCGCCGCCAACAGCAATGCCTGCCAGCGCTGCTCCAGATAGACCGAAACTCATTGTTTGCCCTCCAAATTCGGGTGTTGGACGGCCTCAAGGACAGGAGCAGGAGCCGGGACGGTGTACATGTCCCAGATGGCCTGCGGGTCTGTCTCGTTCGTCGGGTTGGCGTGGAAGGTGGTGACCTCAACGTCCGTCAGCGCTACGCCAGCGCGCTTGGTGTTGGGCTTGGTGACGCTCATAAAGCCAGGACCGACCTGGGCCGAACCATCGTCTGTGGTGACGATCAGGTGGCCTTTGCGAACCACGAAGAAGGACTCGTCTTTGTGAACCGCACCAGTCAGGACGGTGCCTGCTGGGATGTGCATGGTCCGAGCGTAGAGGCCGTTGCAGAAGTCGTGATCGACAGGCATGTCGACCTGGGGCAACTTGAGCAGTTCAGCCTCCAGGCGGTAGATCGGCAAGTGCTCCGCAGGCACACCGGCCTGCTTGGCAACTTCCTGAACCGCGACATCGCTCATCGAATCCTCCTGCTTGGGGCTGTGAGCTACTGGCTGCTCGAACGGCTCAGTGGTGCTATTTTCCCACATTCCCATGACCTGTCAATCTTCCATCTCGAACTCGCGTTCTTCCCATGCTTGGCAAGAACGGAGGTCGTGACAGATGAAGTCGAACTTGTGGCAGTAGCCACGAAAGCCTGCATTGGTGTCCCATTGGTTTTGCGGGATTCGCTCCATCTTGGCCTGCATCATGGTGCTGTTGTCGTAGTACTCGCAGTTCGAGCACCGACGACGACGCGCCTCTTTCTCGTCGACTTGCATGGCCTTGGCCAGCTTCATCCAGTAGGGCTTGTTCGCGCCAGGTTCGTTGGACGGGTTTTCAGGGCCGAGCATCCAGTCGTCAATCACCACCTGGGTGTTCTTCTTGTTCTCGGCAGCCGTGATAAACGGCATGGCCTCTGGCAAGCCGGTGAAGCCAGCCATCATGATCTTAGGCATGTCCATGGTTTTCTCCTTCAAGTGATCTCGCGGCCACTGGCGCGAATGGTCAGCGACGTGGCAGCGCTGGCGATGGTTGAAATGAAGCCGCCAGCATCCAGCACCTGGCCGACCAACTCGGGGAAAGTGTAGGTCTCATCGGGTGCTATGGATCGCGCATCCACCACCAGGTTGCTGACACCAGGACTTCCGCCGTTGGTCACCAAATTGACGCTGATGGTCACGTTGCCTGCGCTGGTGTTGGTGGCTGTGAACTTGTCAATGATGGCTTTGGCGTTGACCGCCGTGTACTGTGTGGTTTGAGCGTTCTCGGCTTGCTTGGCCGGGATCAGAACTTTGACTGTGACGGTCATGGTTTCTCCTTATACGATGCTGGTGATGACGCCGTTGACGACAGTGATCACCTCGCCACTGGCTGCGGTGAACGACCCAGAAGCGCCGGTGTTCTCGAACGCCATCGTGCCAAGGCCAGTCACAGCAATCGTGATCGAGCCGGATGCGTTGGTGATGCTGATGTTTGCGCCTGGCGTCAGGAAATGGTTTTCCCACCGCTGCTGCGCTGCGTCGTAGATCAGCACTTGGCCAGCCGATGGACCTCCGCCGTTGATGTAGACGTCCTGCAGGTTATTAAGCGACTCGCTCAACTCCATGCGCACGAAGATCGATCCAGAACCACCGCTTCCAGCGTTGACGACGACGGCCACAGGCACAGCGATGTTCGGCGCTGCTGGCTTGACGTTGGTCCATGTGCCAGGCGTTGCCGGGTCAAAGTACAGCAGGTCTCCGTCTGCCCAGACCTCGCCATATGAAGTGCCGGTGGTGTCGAATCCTCGCACCAGACCGAAGCTGGTGACATAGCCAAAGGCGTTGTCGTCAATGTCCTGCGTGGCCACGCCCATCATGTACTCAGCAGGCACAGAGCCATCAGCAATCGCTAGACCAAACATCAGCTTGCCTGATGCGCCAACGGTTCCAGTGAACATCACTGGCGTGCCGTTGGCGATCAGTGCGCCGCTGGTGTTCTTGGCGTAGTAGTGAATCTCCTGGCCAACTTGCAGCACGCTGCCACCGTACAGGCCAACGTCCATCGTGCCGTCGTCTCGGTTCCACTGCACGCGTCGCGCTTGCGTCACATGAGGACCGTTCTCAGGAAGATCGATGTAGTCCGTCACCACAGAGTTGTTGTTCTGGATCACAGGCGCAGCAGCCAGCAACTCCAGTGCGTTGGCGATGCGCTGCAACTGCGCCAGCGCCTCGTTTGCCGTGGCCTGCGCCGTTCCTGCCTCGATCTTGACCTCGTTGACGACGTCAGGAGCGATGGCGTCCGCAAGCTGAAACAGTGCCTCGAACTGCTTGATCTGCTCGTGGTTCTTCAGGAACGTGGCAAGCTGGTCGCGGGTGAGGTTGAGTTTTTGCGTTGCCATGGTCAGTACGCAAGCGCCTCGATTTGTGCCTCAAGCCTGGCGAACGACAGGTGCGCTTGCGTGTCGCCACGGAAGCGCTGGATGCGCCAGTTCAGCATGTGGCCTTGCTGAAACCAGGCCAGGCGCTTCTTGGTGCTGCCGGTGGTGCCAACTCGGATGGGCCGGTCCTGACTCCAGGCCATGCCGTCCACCGAGTAGCTGGTGCTGATGATCGGGTCGACGCCAAGTTCCACGCGGCCGGTCAGCGCCACCAGTTCCAGTTCGTTGAAGATCGCGCCGTTGCCTTCGTTGTAGGCAATCAGCGTGCCGAACTCCCAGCGCACGATCTGTCCCCAATGGCTGCCAATGTCATCGACCATGTAGCCGATGGTGCTGGACTGAGGATCGCCCACAAGCCACTTGTCGTAGGCCCACACCAGGTTGCGCGCACGGTACTGGCTGAAGCCGACCTGACTGGTGGTCAGCGTGAACCAAACCTGCTCACCAAGCGCCTCGCTGGCCGCCGCGTCATAGACGACGGTGCGGTCCGGAAGATGCACATACAGGTGCTGGTGGTTCTTGTCGTTGCGCGCCTCCAGCTTCACCGTGGCCAGTTGCGCCTCGGTGTAGTTCAGCAGCAGCATGTCGATCTCTTGCGTGCTGATCTTCTGCGCCTGCGCGTTTGCTCCAAGGTAGATGCCTGGCTGCTCGTTGCGGCCGCTGCCCAGGAATGCCACCGTCTCCAGGTAGACGCAGCAGCCAAACGTGCCGATGACACCCTTTTGAATCTGCGCGCCGTCGATACGTTGGAACGGGAAAAAGTCGCCGCCCACGTTGTCGAACACTTCGATGGTGTTTCGGTTCAGTGCATAGACCTCGTTGCGCAGTTTGAGCAGCGCCACCACTGGATCAGGATCGACCTCGCTGGAGCCATACTTCAGCGGATTGACCTGGGTCGGGTCGGTCAGTTCTGTCACCACCAGGAACTCGCCATCGGTGGTCATAAAGTAGCCGTCCACCCACACCACATCGAGCACCACACCAAGGTCCGGGTCCGTCACCTGCGTTAGGACGCCGTTCCAGTAGTAGAGCCTGCCACCAGAGGCAATGGCCAGTCGGTCAAAGCTGTAGTCGAAGGACACCAGCGTGTTGACCGGGCCGCCCACATCGCCCAGCACGGTCACAACGCCGTTGCTGGCCACGGTCACGAGCTTGGTGCCCATGACGCGGTAGCAGGTGCCGTTCCAGTTGACGCCGCCACGGTCGATGCCTGGGCCAGTGCCGTTGGCCACCAGGCCGTCGCCGGGCCGGAGAAACCCGTTGCTGATGCCAGACTTCTTCGGCACCGGCACAAGGTTGACCGGGTAGGACGTGCGAATGTCCGGACCGTTGTCCGTGTAGATGCCGTTGAGGACTGGAATCTGCATTCAGGTCACCACTTCACTTTGTCTGCCCAATACGCTGCACTCATCTTGCCCTTGGCGATGTTGCTGGCGTGGCGTGCCTTGAAGGACTCGCGCCTGGCTTTGTCTGCCTTGGACTCGCCTTCGCGCTTCGGAGACCCGGACACACCCTGCTGGCCGAACCTGATGGTCTTGACCTGGTCGCCAGCCTTGGCCACCACAACGTGCGACTTTGTGGGGTGCGAAGGCGTGCGCTTGGGCTTGTTGAAGCCCTCCACACCGACGCGAGCCAGACGCGGGTCTTTCTTGGTTGCCATGGTTAGGCGATCCGGTACCAGGAGTTGGTGGCCAGCACGTAGCGCATGCGGAAGAAGTCCTCTGCAGACAGCGTGCCAGGTGCGCCGTAGACGTTGGCCGCGCCATTCGGTGCCAGCGTGAAGGCCGTGATCTGTTGCGTGGTCGTGATCAACACCTCGGTTCCGTCAGGCGTTCCGGTGTTCAGCGGAAGCGTGACGGTGCCTGTGGCCAGCGTGCCTGCAGGCTGGATCAGCATCCACTGCTGGGCAGCCACAGGCGTGGGCACGGCCAAGTTGAAGCCGGTGCCAGGCGTGTAGACGTTGGTGGCCAGCGTGGGGCTGGCGAAGGTCTGCTGGAAATACTGCAGCAGCGAACTGATCGGCAGACGACGCGCGTCGCCGTTGTTCGGGCTGTAGACGGGCACCTGGTCGCCAGGAGAGACCTGGGCCAGCAGCGGGAGTTGGTTGATGGTTGGCATGGGTCAATCCTTTCAGTTGAACTCGATGGGTCCGTCCTGCCCGGCCAGAACCGGATCGACAGGAGGACGCAGGAATGGGTCGTCGTAGACGCGCCACGGCTTGTTGCCAGCGCCGGATGGCATGGTGCCTGGCAGTTGCTGCTCCAGCGGTGCAGCAGCGCGCGACAGCAGCGTGTTGTAGGTCTCCTTGGCCGTGGCCTTGGTGTCCGGCATGACCTGCTTGCCGTAGCCAGGCGCGATCTTGACCGCCAGATTCGTGATGATGGCCTCGTTGGCGCTGTCTGGAACCTCGGACTCGGCATCAATGTCGCTGAACTGCGGACTGGATGGAAGCGGGTAGCCCAGGCGAATGCCCAGCGCGTTCCAGGATGCCATCATGGCGTCGAGCCTGCGCAAGGCAGACTCGAACTGTTGCGGTTGCAGGTCGAATGCGTAGGAGGCCAGGCCAATTTCCTCGAATGCGGCCGCGACAAATTGGCGCTTGCTGTAGCCCATGTCACACCTCCTTGAGTGCTTCGTTGATCATGGCCAGCAGCTTCTCATCGCTGGTGCGCTTGCTGAACTTCAGGCCGAGTTCAGTGGCCTTGGCCACCATCTCGATGCGGGTCGGTGCAGAGTCGTCGCTTGGCACGGCTGTCTGTTCTTCAACAGGCGCATCGACAACCACGGCAACAGAAGTGGCCATTGCGGCACGCTTGAAAGACGCGCGACGCTCGGCAGGTGGCGCTGCCACTCGGACCTTGCGCGTGCGGACCTTGCGATTGGCCAGGTGGCGAGAAGCGCTTTCCCCTGCTGCATCGAGAGCCTGCTCCAGCGTCAAATGCCAACCAGACGCAATGCGTGCGTCCAGTTGCTGTTGCGTGGTCGCCAGCATGGTGTCGTAGCTGTAACGGGCACGCCGGATGGAGCCAGGCGCGCGGTAGATGGAGCAGGGCAACGCGCTCATTTCTTGGCCTTCTTCGCCGGTGCTTTGCTTGGCTTGCCTGCAGCCTTCGCAGCCTTGCGCGCGACGTTCAGCGCGACGGCCACGGCTTGCTTCTGCGGCATGCCGGATTTCATTTCCTTGGCAATGTTCTTGCCGATGGACTTGCTCGAATAACCTTTGGTCAGTGGCATGGTGTTCTCCTTAAGGATGGAGGGGCCGAAGCCCCTCCATTGTCCTACTCAGCTTACTGGTTGAACAGCAGGATGCCGGACATCTCAGGCTGCTTGTTCACCACACCGAACAGCGTGTCGAGACGGTACTTGATCGTCATCGAGTCGATGTCGTAGAACTTCTGCATCACCACTTCGATGCCCTGGTCGGTGGTGGCGCGCATCACTGCGGTGCCAGCATCGGTCGGGACAGCGTAGCGGCCGGGCAGGAGTTCCAGAGCATCGCGCTGCCAGAACACGTTGACGGCTGCGGTGTTGACGTTCAGCCAGGTGAACGGAGCAGCAGCAGCAGGCGTCACGATGCAGTTCTGGTACTGCAGTTCAGCATCGGAACCACCCTGGGCCGAGATGATCGGCGGGGTGATGACCAGGTCGGTACCGTTGACCACTTGCACCACGCGGAAGGTCTTGGGCTGGCCAGTACCTTGCTTGGTGATGTGGTGCACGGCTTCGACGCCAGAGATGGTGAACGCATCGCCAGCCACAACACCGACCGTGTTGTCCACGGTGATGGTCTGGAAGCGGTTGTCCACGTTCTGGGTCTCGCCAGACGGTGCGGTCGAGGTGGCGGCCGGGACGTAGTAGTTGTTGGCAGCAGCCTGAGTGTCAATCAGGGTTGCGCCACCAGCAGCACCAGTCAGGCGGTTGGCGTAGTCGAACTTGAAGGTCTCAAAACCAGCCACCATGCCGACAAACGAACGCTCGAAGGCGGTGTTGGACTTGTTGCCACCGAACGAACGGGTAGCAGCAGCCGCAGCACCAGCGATGTTGCCAGCCAGGCCGTTGTAGTCACGGCTGGACAAGGCCAGGAAGCGGTCGTAGTCGGCCACACCCTGCTCGTTCATGATCGAGTCGCACAGGGCAACGTCGTCATAAGTACCGGCAGCAGCACCAATGTCCACCACCAGCGAGCCGAGGTTCGCAGCAGCGTTCATGATCGCCAGGTTGATGTCGCTGGCCAGCTTCTGCTTGGCAGCTTCGCCCAGACGGCCTTCCTGCAGTGCATCGCGCAGGTCGAGCGTGGTCATGGTCCATGGCACCGTGCGGCTGAAGCCGATGGTGGCAGGAACAGACAACTGCGTCATGTCCTGGTAGCCGCCGATGGCAACGCCAGGAGTGGACGAGATCGACTGAGCGATGTATGGCATCGGACGCCAGATGACGTCGTTGGTACGAGCCATCATCGTCTGGTCGGTGTTGTAGATGCCCACGTTGCGCGAGAGCACCAATGCGTCGTGGAAGCCTTCGAGCAGGTCTTCAAACGCGACGCGTTCTTCTTTGGAAAATGCGTTAGCCATGATTCTTTCCTTTCAGGGTTTTAGGCTTTCGCTGTCCGCTTCTGCTGTTTGTACTGGATCACTTTCGTGTAGTTGCCAGTCTTTTCAGCTTCGGCTCGCAGCCGTTCAAGGGTTGAGTCCACTGCGCCAGACACGCGACCAGTTCCCTGGATCGTGCGCTCAGGCGGTGGGGCTGCCTTACGGTTCGTCACTTTCAATTCCTTCTCCAGTTTCGCTACCGCAAAGGCAAACTTTACGGGGTCTTTGATGCTCGAGATTTCCTTGGCCTTCTTCGGATTCTTTCCGAGTGCGTAAATCACGAGAGCCGGGTTGTCCGCGCCTTGCACTACGATGCCTTGCTGCGTGACGTCGAGAACTTCCTGGGCAACGGCCTCAGCGTCCTCAAAGTCGCGCACCTTCAACTCGGCTCGCGCCTTGCCGTAGGATTCAAGCCTCGCTTGCCAAGCATCCTGCTGGGCCTTCTCGGCCTGGCGTTGCTGCTCGACTTGCTGATCGGCCACGCGCTTGCGCTCGTACCAATCGGCCAGTGCTGCTTCGAACTTCTCCGTGTCGTAGTCGTGGTCCTCCAGCTTGGGCTTCGCTCCCAGCGCGACCGGCTTGGTCTCAGTCGCTGCAGCAGCGTTCAGCTTGGCTTCGAGTTCCTTGATTCGACGTGCTTTCTCTCTGTCTGCCTTACGCAACTCACGAACCCACTCGGGCGCACGAGTCGTCTCTTCGGGAGGTGGCGCTTCCTCACCAATGGATACCACGACCTCGTCGTCGTCGCCTTCAGTGTTCTCGCCGTCGTCAGATTCGCCGTCCTGGTCGGTGATGGAATTGTCCTCATCACCCACGTTCTCAGTCTGGCCATCCTCGTCGTCGAGCACTTCAACGTCGTCGATCTCGATCTGGTCTCCGTCTTCTGCCTTTTTTCCCATCGTCTTACCCCATCAAACTCACCCACTGAAGCGGCTGGGTGGATACCGCATATTCGTCACATTGGCTGCTGGCCGGTGGCAGGCTGCGCCTGATCCACCACCACGCCGCCAATCTCACGCGCCAGATTCAGCGCGTGGTCTTGAGAATCCATGTCGACCTTGGCCAGCGTCTCGACTGTGCGCGCGCGCGACAGTTCTGCATCGGCCACGGTCTTGACTGTGTCGGCACGTGCCCTGGCTGCCTTTGCAATGGCCTCCTCGGCCGCTGCCTGCAGGAAGATCGCGTTCGGGTCTTGCTGTCCTTGTAGCATGGCCGCCAGTTCTTCGGCCTCGGCCTCGGTCGGCTCGACCACACCCATGCGCACCAGCTTCTTGCGGAAGAAGTCGCGCACATCGCTGATGCCCTCGCCCTCCATGTTCATCATGGCCATGGCCTGCAGCACCTGCTTGGTCTCCGGATCGTCGCTGATCGCCAGCATGCCAGTCAAGGCGCGGACGGTGGCAGCGCGCTTGCTGCTGCTGGAGGGTCCGACCTCGACGTCCACATCGAAGCTGGCCGAACTCAGGTCGTTCTGCAAGACGATCTCGCCCGTCTCCTGATCGACCATCGGCTTGAGCAACTCGACGGCCTGCACATCGCCGCTGGCGGTGATGGCCTTCATCTTGCGGCCGTCCTCGCTGTAGACCTCGCGTGCCATCGAGAGCCAGATTTCGCCACAACGCTTCATGCCCTTGGCGAAGTTGCTCATGTAGATGAAGGTCTGCATGTCTAGACGGCTCTGGATCATCTCGACGGCCTTGCCGGAGATGTTGCTGACCATCTTGTCGGCCTGCTGCGCGTTGCCCAGGATGTCCTGCATGTCCTGCTCGGTGATCTGGAGCAGTGCCGCCATGGCCGGAGGGATGGCCGGGCTGCGGGTATAGGCCACCGGGCCGCTGACAGCCTGGTTTCCGTTCTGGTCCGTGATCGGGTTGATCAGCAGGTACGGGTAGTCCTTGAGGTTGTCCTCTGCCCACATGACCTGGTGGCCAGCGACCTGCTCAGGCGTGAGGATTGGCTTCTCGACGCTGGACAGCGCGCTTATTTCGCCCAGCTTGGACAGTTGCATGTTCTTCAGGCGCTGCGCATCCTTGGCCAGGCGCACGTGACCCATGCAGCGCTCGACGTTGTCGACGAACCAGCGCTTGCCGTAGACCGGCACGATTGGGATGCACTTGCCTGCGATGTAGCCAGCGTCCTCCAGAATCTTGCCGCCAGACATGATGTACTTGTGCACGCGCCGGGTCTTGAACTTCTTGCGCCGGACCTCGACCGTGCCAACGGCCTCCAGCGTTTCCTCCAGGGTCTCGTCCTTGTCGAAGTCGGCCTGGGTGTAGCGTTCTTCCTCGCCAGCGATGGTGCGGAAGATGCGGACCGTCTCTGTCTTTTCCTCGACGCGGTAGTACTCGGCCACGTAGACCACATCAGGCGTGCACCAGTCGAACTCGTACTGGTGGACGATCTTGGGCCAGCTTGTCGGGTCGTCGCCCCACGTGTCCTTGTAGGCCTCGCGGGTCATGGCCGTGATCACGAAGCAGCGCTTTGCGTCAGCCTTGTCCTGGCGCTTGGCCTCCAGGTCGAAAAAGACGGACGAGTCCGCATCGAAGATCGGCTCGATGCGGATGCGCTGCTTGTCGTTGTCTGGATCTTCCTCGTCCTCGTAGACGGTGCGCAGACGCCAGGCACCGAAGCCGCCGCCGACTGCTTCCTCGAATGCGTTGTCGTAGGCCTCGTCGGCCACGCTGTCCTGCTCGTCAGCGCGGTACAGACCGTCGCAGGTGTCGGCAAGATCGTCGCGTGCCTCGCCGTCCTTGCTGGTGAAGTCAACAGTGATCCGGTTGTTGCGGTACTCGTTGATGATGCGGATGACGGCCAGGTGAACCTTGTTCACCTCGAACTTGGGCTTGTTGGCGTACTGGTCCCAGAGTGGGCCTTCCCACTGGCTGCCTGCCAGGCTGTAAAAGCGACGATCCTGCAAGCACTGCAGACGTTCGTCGCGCAGCGCAGTCTGGATGTTGTCGAACTCAGCCAGCGCTTCCGCGTGCAGATTGGCAAGCTGCTGATCTCTGGAAATTCTGGCCATGGGCGGTCCTCACTTTGCAATATTGTCTCACCATTTGTGCATGACTGGCAATGGTGTGAAGTTGTGGGACTTGACCGCAGGCAAACGCTGTACCAGATTGATGGCGTCGAACATGGGGTCAAGCTGGTCGTCGTGCGCGCCAGCCGGGAAGCTGGCAACCTCGGCCAGGAAGTCTGACAGCCAAGGCGCGTCCTCTGGCAGCGCCACGTTTCCGGACTCGATGAACGGAGCCGCATCGTAGCCACGGCTGATCTTGTCCTTGCTGCGCTGCACCGGAACCACCGGAATTCCCTCGCGCCGCAATGTCTGGATCAAGCCGGTGCCGGACACCTTGTCCTCGACGTACATGCCGCGCAGCGCCGCCTTCTGGCACAGGGGTCGCTGGTCGCCCAGGTGCTTCATCCAGAAGGCGCGCGCCTGCACCAGCAACTCGGGAGCCTCCCACTTGCCGCGCACCTGGTCCAGCTTGATGGCCTTGCCGGTGCTGGACCGTGCCCAGGCTTGCATGACCGACCAGTCGTTCTGCTCGGCCGTCTTCTGGGCCGTGTCCACCGTGATGAAGCGGAACTCCAACTGCGGCACGGCCTTCCAGTAGGTGAACCACTCGGTGTTGATGATGCCGCCACCTCGTGGGGCTGGCCGCTGCTGCAGTTGCCCGGCCGCGCCGTAGGTGCCAAGGGTCTTTTCCAACTCGGTCACCTGTTCCTCGCCAAAGCGCTCGGGAAACATCAACTCGCCTTCCTCGGTCCGTGGGTCGGACCAGCCGATTGCCGTGGTGCTGCGTCGCTCCGGCTCGAAGCGCATGGGGATGCACAGGTGGACGTAGGGCAGGCCCATCTCCAAGATGACGCCGGAGATGTCCTTCTCGTTCAGGCGCTGCATGATGACCACGATGGCCGACTTGTCCGAGTTGATCCGGGTCGGCAGCGTCTCGGTGAAGGCAATGCGTGCGGCCTCCAGCTTGGCCTGACTGTTGGCGTTGTCCGCGCTGATCGGGTCGTCCAGGATGACCCTGTCGCCTCGCACGCCGGTCATGGAGGTGAATGCGCGTGCCTGGCGCACGCCCTTCTTCGTGTTGCCGAACTCGCGCTTGCCGTCCAGGTCGGCCAGCAGTTCGATGGGCCAGAGCCGTTGGTACCAATCAGACTTGATCAGGTCGCGGCAGCGCCTGCTGTCTCGAATGGCCAGTTGCTCTTCGTGGGCCGTGCCGACGAAGCGCATCTCGGGCAGGCCGCGTGGTCCCCACTCCCAGGCTGGCCAGATGACGCCGGTCAGAAGCGACTTCATCGAGCCGGGTGGCACGTTCATCAGCAGCCGGGTGATCTCGCCCTTGGTCACGGCCTCCAAGTGCAGGCAGATGGCGTCCAGCGCCCAGCCCCACTTCAGTTCGGCAGCCGGTTCGAGCACGCGCCAGGCGCGCTTGGCAAACTCGGCCAGGCTGCGCCTGCACAACTCGCGCTCTATGGCCAGCAGGTCAGCTTGGGTCAGTTGCATTTTTCTCCGACAGCTTGCTGCGCAATTCGTAGCCCATGAGCGGCCAGATTTTGTTGACCGCGTTCTCACGAGCAATCTTGCGGCCGATCTCAGCGTCGAAGTTCTCCGGTGATGCGCAGGCCGATTCGCCAGTGACGGTGAAGCCGTTGCGCAGGACCAGGACGCAGAAGGTCAGGAGGCCGAGTGCGAGCGGGATTGCGTTGAGGTCGGCGTCGGTAGAACCTTTCGGCAGCGAAGCTACGACCCCCGCCGAGGCGGTGAAGTAGTGCTCGCTGGTGATGTTCGCCTCGATGTCCGCAGGCGTGATGCGCGGCGCGGTCAGACGCTTGGCCTGGATTTCGGTTTCGATTTCGTCGCATTTCATTTCATTTACTCCTGTTGTGATAAATCTTTCGCCGCCATGATCTGCGCCAGCACATCCGTCGACAGCTTGCTGGCATCAATCGTCTGTTTTACCTCCAACGGGTTTTCCTTGTCGCCAGCCAGCGCCAGCCGGTCGCCATACTTTTTCGGGTTCCACTTAGCCAACAGCTTCATGCGTTGTTCTGCTCGATTCTTCAGCCACGCCACGTGGGCTGAGTCAATGCGCTCACTTGAACTGTTCTCGCTGGTCGTGACCGCCATGTCCGGTTGCGTGTCGATGATCTCCAGCGTCTCGTCGGCAATGCAATCAGCGCCAATGTCACGCGCGCGCGCGAAGCGTTGAGCGAACTCCTGGTCTTTCTCCATCCACAGATACACAGTCGAGTAGTGGATTTTGTTGTCTCTGCACCATTCGCGCAGCGTTTTTCCTTGGGAAATCCAGGCACAGATTTCATCAGCCTTGTCGGACGGCACTGCTTCAGGAGGACGACCTACTTTCTTTGGCTTCTTGGTAACCATCATTCGCCCCTCCAGGCAATCGCCAGTGCCAATGCTGCGGCAGCCATCCACCAGCCGTTCATTCCGATCACCACACCGATCATCATCGTGCCGATCAGGTTGGTTTTGTGTGAAATTGTGGTCATGCTGCATTGTCCTCTTTTTCGAGCCGGTTCGCCACCAGGATGGCGTAGCCAGCGATATCGATCCAGTTGTCCGCATAGGTCGGATCGCCGTTGAGGATGCGGGCGACCTTGTGCTGGATCATCTCCAGGGCTTCTTTTTGATCTGTGGCCAGCACATCCCATCCAGACCGTTCCAGCATCACTGCCTTGAGTGCCTGGCTGATGCTGGCGTGGTTGGTGAAGCTACCGTAACGCTTCTCGCGCCCGGTCAGCATCTCGTTCACGTTGGTTTGTGTCATGTCAGTGCTTCCTAACTTTCCTGTGGATAACTTTTCCCTGTTTTTCCGCATCCCGGTGCCCCTACCTGCCCCTAACGTATACGTTTTAGGGGCGGGGCGGGGCGTTTTTCCGGGCTTTTGCCCCTAACCCCTAAAAACCCCTAGGGGCGGTCAGGGGCGTTTAGGGGCGATTTTTGGGGGCGTTTTTCTGCATCAAAAGTGCGCTCGCGTGCGTCTCGTTGACGAAAATCCAGCCGTGTTCGAACGTCTCCAGCGTGCCTGCGTTGAGCAGTTGCGCGATGATTCCGTCCGGCCTGCTGGCCTCGGTTTTGTTCTTGGCCGTGCGCTCCGACATGCCATCCTTGACCAGCAGATCGCGCAGCGCCGACCGGCTGATGTAGGGTGAACCCTCACGCTCTTCAGCGCCAGATGCCCACCAGGCACGCTCGACCGTGCGCACGTTCTCGTCGTGCTTTGTTGGTTTTTTGTGTGGTTTTGTGGTGCTTGCCTCCTCGTCTGGAACGGCCACGCAGGTGGTGGCTGCGCCGCCGAACTTGGTTGTGCCCATCTCGATCACCTCCAGCCGGAAGTAGATCGTCTCGCCCTTGCTTGGCAACTCGCGCTGCTTGGTCACCGAGACCGATCGCACGCCGTCCTTCTCGCTGACCTCGATCTCGGTGTCGATGTGGGCACGGATGCCAGACCAGCCTCGTGCGCCTCTGGCTGCGTCCTTGCCGTTGTGGTGAATGATCATCATGGCAGCGCCGGTGGCAGTGGCCACCTGGTCGAATCTGGCCATGACTGGCCCCATGTCCTCGCCGCTGTTCTCGTTGGCACCTGCGCTCATCCTGGCCAGCGTGTCGCCAATGATCAGGCGCACTGGCTTGCCTTTGATCTGCTCGATCGCCCGGACCATCTCGATGACGTCATGGGCGTCTTGTGCACCAGCGTAGAAGTTCATCGGAACCGGCACCATGGCCAGGTTCTCCAGGTTGCAGCCGTAGAACTTCTTGATGGCCTGCATGCGCGATCGGATGCTGGCTGGTGCCTCGCTGGCCAGGTAGACCACCAGGCCTGGATCTGTCTTGCGGCCGTAGCAGTCGCTGCCGGTGGCGATCGCCGTGGCCACTGACAGCGCCCAGAAGGTCTTGCCTGAGTTGCTGTCGCCGTAGACCACCACCGAACTTCCGATGGTCATTAGGCCTTCGACCAGTTCGTCTGGTGCCTCGTAGTCCTCGCCAAGCTGGTCACCGAAGACCACCTTCAGCTTGTCGATCACTGCAGTGCCAGTCTGCTGCACCAGTAGGCTTGTCAGGTCGTGGCCTGCCTGAGCATAATCATTCGCATCCATGCCTTCGATCGGAGGCATCACCACGCGCACGCCATACTTGGCACTGGCCTGGTCGGCATACTTCTGGCCCACGCCGTGCTTGTCGTGGTCGGCCACGATGACGATGTCCTGTGCGTTGCCGTACATCTCGCGCAGGCTGGCGGTCACCGGGACAAGGCTGCTGGCGCTGTAGGAGACAATGCACGGCCTGCCTGTCGTCTCGTGAATCGTGGCCGCTGTGGCAAACCCCTCTGCCACGTAGATGGTACCGGGTTCGTCCATTGTCCCGACCATCCAAAACTTCCCACCGGCCTCCGCGCCTGGGTGGTAGAGCTTCCCACCTTCGTTGTCGATGTACTGCAGCGAGCACAAGGTGCCGTCCTGGCCGAAGAGTGGCAGCATCAGCCGACCGTCGCCTGTGATCCGTGCGCCGTGTGGCTGCACGCCCTTGCGCTTGAGGTATGGGTGCTCGGCATTGGCTGTCGATGCCTGGCTCCAGATTGCTGCCACCGTGGTCTCGGCCACCTCGTGCTGCTTCTCCAGGGCCGCATCGCGCAGTGCCTTGGCCTCGGCCATGCGCCGCACGTGCGCCATTTCCTCTGCCGGTGAAAACTGCCTGCCCACATCGGCACGCCAAGGCGATTCCAGCCCCATGCGCCAGCATCCGAACCTGCCAGCCGGGATGCCGTCCCCAAACACGACATACCAGCCCGACTTGTCTCCTGCCTTGGCGCTGCCCTTGGTGCCCGATCGGAACCGATGCAGCTTGCCGTCAAGCACCACGTGCTCTGGTGGCTCCAGCCCGGCATTCCTGATGGCATCGATGAGTTGTTCTTCTGGCGGGGCAATGCGCCTCTCTTGCGGTGGTGACCAAGGCCCACCGAGCACCTGGGACAAGTCAGCCATTGATTGGTCCCCACAGTGTGTTGATCTTCAGCAACTCATGTTCTTGCAACTTTGAGCCGCCCAAAACCTCAATGATTCGACCTTGTGAGACTCCAGTCAACTCCTCAACAATGTCAGGCTTGCAGATCGAAAGCATGTGCCTGGCCTTGGCTTCTATCGTTGACTTCCTCAGCCTGCCTTTGTGCTTGGCAATTTCTGCCGCCTGTGCGCACACCTGAAGCACAATTCCTTTTGGGCCTTTGAACCACTCCAGCTTAGCATGATGGCCCATGTCGAAAAGATGTTGATGAGCAATCCTTTCTGCTGTTTTTGTGTCCGAATGCGACTCGAATTCAATCACGTGCACAACATCAACATCAAAAGGCGTGGCGTTTGAAATCGTGCTCAACCTGTGGTCAAAAAACTTCGATATGCCGACTTTGAAAAAGTCCTGACATTGCAAAACATAGAGACTGGATGACTTCATTTGTCCTCCCTGTCTGCTTTAAGCGTGCCTTCTGTTTTCACCTCCAGTTCGTACTGCCTGGCCATTGGAGGCTTGTCACCCCATGTGTAGATGACCTGTGGCCAGATGCCAAGAGCGTCTGCCAGCTTCTTGGTGCTGCCATAGTAGTCGATGGCTTCCTGGGTCTTCATCGTGGTCCTTCCAAAATAATTTTCATGCGGTGTTGACATCTTACCCGGAAAACAGGTACAGTTGCAACCACTGCGCGAACGGAATTGGCCGAAGGCGCAGCAACAACGAAGGAGATGCCTGATGGCAATCAACGTAAAAACGACCGGCAGCTTGGCTGCCAACGGTGTGAAGGTGCTCGTGTATGGGCAAGCCGGTGCGGGTAAGACCAGCCTGGTCAAGACCCTGCCCAAGCCCATCGTTCTTTCGGCTGAAGGTGGTCTGCTGTCCATCCAGGACGCGGACCTGCCATTCATCGAGATCAGCGACATGGAGACCCTGCGCGAGGCTTACACCTGGCTGACGCAATCGGACGATGCCAAAGGCTTTGAGTCGGTGGCGCTGGACAGCATCAGCGAGATCGCGGAGGTGGTTCTCAACGCCGAGAAGAAGGCGACCAAAGACCCACGCCAGGCTTACGGTGCGATGCAAGAACAGATGGCCGACATCATCCGCGCCTTCCGCGACCTGCCAGGCCGCCATGTGTACATGAGCGCAAAACTGGAAAAGACGCAGGACGAGATGGGCCGCGTGCTGTATGCGCCATCAATGCCAGGCAACAAGACCGGTCAGGCTCTGCCCTACTTCTTTGACGAGGTGCTGGCGCTGCGGGTTGAGAAGGATGGCGAAGGCGTGACGCAACGCGCCCTGATGTGCGACTCGGACGGCCTCTGGCTGGCCAAGGACCGCAGCGGCAAGCTGGAGGCCTGGGAAGCGCCGGACCTGGGCGCGATCATCGCAAAGATGGGAGGCAAGTGATGGACGGAGGACAAGCCTTTCCGACTTGGGCACCTTCCGATGTGCACGGCCAGGCCATCCAAGATGGCATGACCCTGCGCGACTACTTCGCAGCCAAGGCGATGCAAGGATTGATGGACGCCGCGATGCCAATGCCAGAGATTGCAGCGGCAGCGTATGCGATGGCTGATGACATGCTGAAAGCGAGGATCAAATGACCGAAGAACACAAAACCAGCGACCTCAACGAACTGTCGCAGTTGTGGCTGGCCGCCAAACAGGCCGAGGCCGACGCCACGGCAGACCGCCGCAAGATCGAGGACCGCATCAAGTCCTTGGTCGGGGTGGCCGAGAACCTGGAAGGCACGGAGACGGTCGACCCGGACCAGTTCACCATCAAGATCGTCGGCCGCATTGACCGCAAGGTCGATGGCGACAAGGTGCAGGAACTGGCCGCCGAGTTCGGCCTGACCGAGCACCTGGCCAGCCTCTTCCGGTGGAAGCCGGAGATCAACATGGCCGTCTGGAAAGCAGCGGACGAGGCCATCACCAAGCCGCTGGCAGCAGCAATCACGGCCAAGCCTGGCCGCCCTTCATTCACCATCACTCGCAAGGAGAAATAACCATGGCATTCCTCGGACGAACCTTTGACGCAAATGAACTGCCCCAGGGCACTGGTGGCAACTACGATCCGCTGCCGCCCGGCTGGTACACGGCCAAGATCACCAAGGCTGACCTGCAGCCGACCAAGGACGGTTCGGGCCAGTACATCAAGGTCCGCTACGACATTACCGGGCCGAGCCACCAAGGCCGCGTGGTGTTCGGCAACCTCAACATCAAGAACGCCAGCGCCAAGGCCGAAGAGATCGGCCGCCAGCAGCTTGGCGAGTTGATGCGCAGCATTGGCCTGGCCAAGGTCACCGATACTGACCAACTGATCGGTGGCGACCTGCAGATCAAACTTGATGTGCGCGCCGCAACCGAGCAATACTCGGCACAGAACGAGGTCAAGGGCTTTAAAGCGATCACCGGCAGCGCGCCGACCTTCGCAGCACCTGCAGCCTCCGCACCGGCCGCGGCCTCCGCGCCTGCGGCAAGCGGCAAAGCCGCACCGCCCTGGGCCAAGAAGTAAGGCGAAAAAATGCCCGGCCTCGCAAGAGGACCGGGCTGACAACTGCATGAAGGAGAACCTGATGAAGATTCCTGAGCCAGAGCATAGCATCCAAGGGCTGATCGACAAACACCACGAGGCCCAGGCCGAGCCTCCCAGGCCGCACATGGGCTGCAGCCAGTTGGGCCACGCATGTGATCGGTGGCTGTGGCTGTCCTTCCGCTGGGCCGTCCAGCCCCAATTCCCTGGCCGCATCCTGCGCCTGTTCAGGCGTGGCCAGATGGAAGAGGCCACCATCGTGTCGGACTTGCGCGCCATCGGCATGGATGTGCGCACCAGCCGCCAGCAGGAGCGCGTGGACTTCGGTGCCCACGTTTCCGGCAGCATCGACGCCATCATCGAGTCTGGCGTGCCAGCCGCGCCAAAGAAGCGCCATGTGGCCGAGTTCAAGACGCACAGCAGCAAGAGCTTTGCCGCATTGGAG